TCAGCCATTATCTCAGCGCCGCAGCTTCCGCAGTGATAGAGATTGGTGTGCTCGCTGAACTCCTGCTCCGCCTGCTTTTTAGCAGCCTCGTCAATGCTGTTTTCAGCCTCTGCACACGCCTGTTTTACCTGCTCTATCGTGAATGAACTGAGGCAGTATTCGCAGTCGAGTTTCTGAGTATCCGGATTGAATTTCAGTTCGGCAAGGAAACCCACACAGTCGGCGAAGCGAACTTGTTATTTGCCTACGAAGTCGGCCTTGACCTGTTCACAGTCTACGTCATAGCCCTTTCGGAGCATTACGGCGCGATCGTGTTCTATTTGCCAGAAGACTTGACAAGGGAAATCGCGCGGCACTTGCCGCCGGGTCAGTCCTTCCAGTTCTACATTGCGAATCTGATCGAACGCCAGGCCGGCCTTCGAAACATTAACACAGTTTTGAAGGGCTTCGGCATGGGTTGCGAAGCGGCCGCGGAAGCATTACTTGAATTATCCGCCGCGGTCGGAAAGGTCATGGACAAACCGATCGACTATCGGGAAATGCCGAATAACTGGCTGAAAATGCACCACAAACCAATGAGACGAAAAGGAAAGGGGAGAAAAAGCAAATGAACAAATGGCTGGGATCTGGCAGACTTACGGACAATCCGGTTTTGAAATACGATAGCGACCGGGCCGTATTTGCCACATTTACGATTATGTGTGTCCGGGACGGTAAAATCCCGGATGGCGGCCAGGCGGTCGATTTTATCGACTGCAAATGTACCGGACACAACGCGGAATTCGCGAAAAACTTTTTAAGAAAAGACAAGAAGGTCGAGATTGTCGGCCGCCTGGAATCCGGGCATTATACGGAGCCTGGCGGAAGAAAAATCTATACAAAGACCGTCCGCGTCTACGAAATCAACTTCGCCGAAACGAAGGCAGAGGAAGAAGCACGAAGACAGACCAGGGAAAACGAACAGGTTCCACCGCCGGCGCCGGAAAATAGTTCGTTTATGGACATCCCGGAAGGGGACGGGGAATTCCCATTCCGTTAATGGACGACCTGAAATACAATGGTTCCGGTTATCGTGACGTTACGGCGGAACGCGCGATCCGAAAAACAGATAAACAGCCGCAGGAAGTGACCGATCTTGTGGAGATATTCAAGAAAATTGCAGAATTACAAGGCTATGAGATCCACGGCCGGATCGGCTTCAAGAATAAGCACACCGGCATAATTTACAAATAGCCAGGAAGGAAAAAGAATGATGGTAAAAACAATTTGTACTTGTGACCGGTGCGGAAAGACGTTCGATGAAGTAAATTCAAAGTCAATCAAAATCGTTCCGGCTAGAGCGGAGAGAAAAAAGAAAAGTCAGGAATCAAAGAAAAACGGCCTGTTTTGCGGTCTTTTCGACTTTATCAACAGATACACGGTAAAAGATTTTTGCCCGGAGTGCATCGAAGAAATTAAGGGCTTTATCCAGAAAGGGGCGATCGAGAGTGAAAACAGTCCTGATAAGCATTAAGGAAAAATGGTGGAAGAAAATTCTTTCCGGCGAAAAAGAACTGGAAATTCGCAAGAACAGACCGAAGGGGATTGAATATCCCTTCCGGGTGGTCTGCTATGCGACCGGACGCGGAATCATGGGCGCGTTTACTTGCGACTATATCAAGAAAACCAACGACTACAAGGAACTTTCGGAATGTTCCGGCCTGGAACCTGGCGAATTATTCGAATACGCCAACGGGGCCAACGGGAAAACCGATACTTGTCTTTATGGCTGGCACGTCCAGGAAGGAACACCGGTCGAATTCGACCAGGCGTTCAAGATTGACACGGCCGGAGTTGTCAGGCCGCCGCAAAGTTGGCGTTATATCCAGGAATACACGGCGAACCTGGTCGCGTATAGCTTCGATGGCGAGACTTACGGAGCCACCTATAACAACACGAAAGAAGCCTTGAAGGACGCGATCGCGGAATTTGAGGAATTCAAGAAATATCCACCGAAAAGAGGGATTCCGAATAAGATCTTCGTCGGCCAGTGTGAATTTTATCGTCCGTCGCTTTCGAATTCTGGTTACGACGTGATCGAAGCGGTTCAGTGCCAGGCCCAGGACGAGGGCGGCGAGTGGGCCGACGATTACCTGGACGACGCCACAAGGGAACAGATCGAAGAACTGGAAAGCGGCCTTGAAGCTGTCTTCCAGGAGTGGATCCAGAAATATAATTTTTACCCGAATTTCTACACGATCCAGGCCGCGGATGTTTACACTTACGACGGCGAACAGCTTATCCAGGAAGGGGACACAAAATGAAAGCCCTGGTTATACTGGCCGCCGCCGTGGTATTCCTGGCGTTTATCTTCGCACTGACCGCGGCCGTGTCGTGTAAAAGCGACGATGAAAAGAAGGACGAAGATCGGGAACAAGAAGAATGGATCTTGAAGACCAGAAAGGAAAAGAAATGGAAAATCAACAGGAAAGAATAAATAAATTTATGTCCCTTATGACCGAAGCCAGCCAGGCGACCGGGATCACCTACGCGGTGGAACAGGGACAGGCGCTTGTCGTTTTTGACCTGGTAAAGAATGAACCGGTTGAACTGGAAATCGTTGTCGGAACCGAAGCAGTCCGCGAGAACGGACAGACATCGTTTACAACCTTCGACCGGTCGAATGTCGAGTAAAAAGAAAATCGGTCTGATTGATGTTGACGGACATAATTTCCCGAATATCCCATTGATGAAAATATCGGCATACCACAAGGCACGCGGCGACGATGTTTCGTGGTATCAGCCGTTATTTTCGGGACACATGGATCGGGTGTATATGTCAAAAGTATTCAGCTTTACACCGGATTATGAATATTATATCGACACCGACGAAGTAATAAAAGGCGGATCCGGTTATTGTATTTCTTTTAAGGACGGAAAAGAAGAATTCGACAAAACGAAGGACATTCCGCTTCCACCGGAAATAGAACATATTTATCCAGATTATGGCCTTTACGGAATAACCGACACGGCTTACGGATTTCTTACAAGAGGATGTCCGCGCGGTTGCGACTTTTGCCATGTGGCCGCGAAAGAAGGAAAATGTTCGGTCAAGGTTGCTGATCTATCCGAATTCTGGCATGGACAGAAAAATATAATGCTATGCGATCCGAATATTTTAGCTTGTCGGGATTGGAAAGAATTATTGCAACAGCTAATAGACAGCAAAGCAAGGATAAATATAAATCAGGGCCTAGATATTCGATTGATGACCGAAGAAAAGGCGGAAATGATCGGAAAACTTCGCGTCGAAAGCGTTCATTTTGCCTGGGATAAATACCAGGACAAAGAAGCAATCCTTCCGAAGTTCCGCCAGTTCAAGGAAATAACCGGATGGGGAGCCAGAAAAACAAGTGTGTATGTCCTGACGAATTTTGACACCACATTCGAACAAGACCTTGAAAGAATCTATACACTTCGCGATCTGGGCTATGATCCTTATGTGATGATTTACGACAAGGAACACACGAAAGGGAATGATCCGGTTCGGCTTCTTCAAAGGTATGTGAATAATAGGCGAATATTCCGAACAATCAGCCGATTTGAAGACTATGATCCGAAAAAAGGATAATTAAGGAGTGGAAAACAAAGAAAAGAAACCAAAAAACGAAACGGAACCTTCGGGGATCCTGGATGATTACGAATGTGACGGCCAGATGTCAATTTATGACTTCCCAGAATGGCTTCCTGATAGCATGAACACGAAAGGAAAGAATGAATGAACACAAATGTTATGTTTTCCAGCAAAACGGACGCATGGGCCACACCGAAGGCGTTCTTTGCTGAACTTGACAAGGAATTTCATTTCGACCTGGATCCGTGTGCTGATGAATTCAACCATAAGTGCGAAAAATATTATACCATCGCCGACAATGGCCTTTTGAAAGAATGGGGGGGGGGCATAGGGTATTTTGCAATCCCCCGTATGGCCGGGAAATAGGAAAATGGGTGGAAAAAGCCTTTCGCACGAATGAGGATCACGGAAACCTTGTCGTTATGTTATTACCAGCGCGAACCGATACAAAATGGTTCCACGATTACATATACCACAAAGCGGAAATTCGCTTCATACGTGGTCGCCTGAAATTCGGCGATAGTAAAAACAGCGCCCCTTTTCCGTCAATGGTCGTCGTTTACGGCCAGAAAGGAAACTAGAGAATGGGAAAGAAAAATAAACGCCCGGAATATGTCATAATTTGCCGGGAATTCAATCGGGCCGCGGCCAGGATTGATATAACAGTCATAGACAAAGGCGTCACCGATCACCTGATGGACAGCCTTATAAAACTTCATTTACGCGATCCGCACAAGCGTTATTTTCTGACCTTGAAAAAGGATTTTCAGATTTACGGCGCGGTTTGGAAGAAGCAGATCGAAACGATGGACATTAAGAACAATAAAAGAATTGTTGAACTGGGGGTTGACCTGGAATGAGCCGCCAGAGATCCCGGAGTGTAAAATATTATTGCTGTCCGGTTTGTGGAAAGAATTCGACAGACCGGATCGCAATCGAAAAGCATTACCGGGAAAGACACCCGGTAAAAATCGACGAAGTGATTTACTGTAATATTTGCGGCGCCGGCTGGCACGTCAACGCATACGGCGACCGCGGAGCCAGGGAACGGGCGGCCGCCTGTTATCAAAGCCATATTGACAACGGGGACATGGACGAAACGGCCGGAAGGGCCTTTTTCCTGTCTGGCGGTTCGTTTGGCTATGTGAATGTAAAGAAAGGGGGCTTACAAGATGGCAAGAAGGAAAAAGAACCAGGAAAACGTGAATGAAACCGAAGATTTTAAGCCGACACCGCTAAACGATAACGATCCAGAACTTGAAACGGCTTATTTGAATTCTTATTCGGTGGAAACGAAGGATATTCCAAAAGACGCGAAGCTGATCGGAGTTATCGAAGCCCTG